AGCAATACAGTGTGGCCTGCGATGTGGGGACGATCGAGCCGAGCAGACAGCGGTGCGGAATCTGATCGCGATGGAAGCTCAGAACCAAAAAGATGAACACAAGGTGATAGATGTCCGTGTTACTACCAGACACGATCAGTTGGCTGGAATCGCTGCCGACCTCGGAATTGAGGTTGGTCTTATCGAAGATGTCGCGGGAAAAGCAGATAGCGGCATTGAAGGAATTAAAGCAGCGGGCGCTGAAATCGTGGAGCGGTAGCGATGACCGATCAGAAGACGCCACCCGAAAAAGAAACAGAAGATCAGAATCCGCCCGAATCGAGATTCCCCAGTGCGTTGATCCTGCTCGACGCCTGCGATGTCTTGCAGATCCGGAGTTGTTTCTGAAAACCTACATGCCGAAAAAGTTTCGGCAGTCCTTCGGCAAAGTGCACAGCCGAATCATTCAGACTATTCATGATCGAGCCACGACCGGCGGCAAGAAAGCTGTAGCCGCCCCACGAGGTCGCGGAAAATCTACTATCGTCAAGGGAATGCTGATATATGCGACGGCTTGTGAATTGGTTCGTTTTATCGTTCCAATTTGTGCCACAACAAATCTGGCAGGTCGAATTTACCGAGACTATAGAAACGAGTGGGCAAACAACGATTTGCTATATCAGGACTTTCCGGAAATCTGTGCACCCGTGCGACATCTCGAGGGCGCTCCACAGCGAGCCGCTCGTCAGCATGTGGACGGGCATCTCACCAACATCAATTGGAGTACAACTGATTTCCTCAGACTTCCACGAGTTCCCGGTAACGCCAATGACTTTCTCAAGTCTCTCGATCGCGAATGGTCCCCCTTTGGCGGGGTTAAAATGGCGTTTGCTGGACTTGATGCCGCATTCCGTGGAATGAACATCGACGACGACCGGCCCGATTGTTTGATTATCGACGATCCGGAGACACGCGAATCCGCGAAGTCTTACCAGCAGATTGAGGACCGCATTGAGATCATCGAAAAAGACATCGAGGGTTTAGAGGGACAAGACAAGCCACTCGCAATGGTAATGGTCACGACGTTGCAAAACACGTATTGTGTTTCCGCTCAGTTCACCGATCCGCAGCAAAAACCAGCATGGGAAGGCGAGCGATACGGATGGATTCAATCGTGGCCGAAAAACGGTGACCTGTGGGATGAATACATCGCACTGCGGCGCAAGTGTCAACAGGCCGGCGATCGGCACGGAATGGCGGCGGTAGAGTTCTACCTGGCTAACCGTGAGGCGATGGATGCGGGCGTTGTAATGCTGGCCGACAACTTCAAAGAGATCACACTGCCGGATGGAAGGCAGGCTGTCTATTCCGCGATTCAGGAAGCATACAACAAAATTGCGGATACGAATCTCTCCGCGTTCAAGGCCGAATACCAAAACGATCCGGATCCAGAAGAACAGGCTGAACGGTCATCGCTCACACCCGGTCGAGTTGCTGGCCAATTGTCGCGACTTCAGCAAAGCGAAGTCCCTGATGATCGCGTGTTTTCATTCGTCGGCGTGGACATTGGCAAATACAAAAGCCACTGGGTGAAAATATCCTGCACTCGTCAGATGGTAATGTGGATCACTGATTACGGGATCGTTGAAACGCACGGGCTGACAAAATACTCGTCAGAGCAGGCAATCGAAATCGGCATTCTGGAAAGCCTGAAGCAGTTCGCTGACTCGGAGGTCTTTGCGGATGCTCAGCCGTTGCTGGTGCTCGTGGACTCGGGGGACTTCACGGATTCAATCTATGAGGCATGCCGACAGTTAGGCGCTCCGTTCTTCCCGTCAAAAGGTTGGTCAATGGATCGATACCGGCAGAAGAAACAGACACCGGACTACGAACCGTTCCTGCAGGCCCATGCCCACAAGACAACCGACAGCAAACGCAACGAAATGTGGTTGTACAACGTAAACACGGAATACTGGAAGAAATGGGGGCAGGACAGATTCCTTGTGAATGCGTTCCTTGATGACACTCGCCTTCCGGGATCTATTGCACTATTCGATCCGCCTCACGGTGACCAGAAGTTCCATCTGCAGTTTGCCCGCCACATGGTCAGTGAATCTGAGCAGTTGATTCCAGTGGATGGCAAGATCAATAAGCGAGTCTGGATTGTCCACGACAAGACCAATAACCACTGGTTGGATGCTTACGCCCTGGCCTGTGCGGCAGCTGGTTGCACAGGGCTGCGTCTCGTGATTCCTGAACCGGAACCGATTAAACCACAACCAAAGCCTGAGCCGAAACCACGAATCGTGAATCCTCACGGTCAGGCATTTTTAGCGACGGAAAGGTAAATCAATGGCGAAACCACTTCCACGAATCGACAGCGAGCAACCCGATAATAATCGGATCAAACCGGGTATGACGATTCACGGAAAACCCGGTGAAGAGTTACTGGAAGCTGCGTTGCAAAACGTTACAAGTCAGGAACCAGAGGAAAACTACGTGACGTCTATGGCCCATGTTCGGCGCGTCGATGTGTTACTTCCTCCGAAGCATCGGAAGATTTTAAGTGACAAAATCCGTAAACTGCAGGACGCAGGTGCCAAGCTCGAAGACGGCACTGAAGTGACCGATAAGGCAAAAGCAGTCCTTTGGATTTTGGAAAACGAGGTTTTGGTATGAAAAAGACAGCATCGGGGTTCATGCTGGTGGGTGGAGTTGTGGTCGCATTGATTGGCGCTGAAATTTCAGGTTCCGCGAACAATGCCAGTTCAACACCTGACACCGACTGGTACTACTCAGTGATAAACGGCTGTGGAATACTCACGATTATGGCCGGGCTGGTCATGTTCTTTTTCGGCGCTATGTGGTTCGCTAAAAAATAACCGTACCCGGAATCCCGTAAACCCGATTTCCGGAATTCTCACACGCCGATCGAAGTGCGTGCTAATGTCCGTGCATGGTAATCGCGGACATCGAATCTGATCTGCTCACCTACGCAGACTTTGAAGAAGTCGCCAGCGTTGCACGCGCGAAGTCGTTTATTACCGCTGCGAAACGTTGGCTCATTCTTCGCGCCGAATCCGCGAGCAATCAATCTAGTTCTTTGTCAATCGGTAAAAACTTCGTCGAATCGATGCTCAAGCGAGCGCAGGACTTCGTAGCGGCGAATACCACCACTGGTGGTGCCGTGGGTGGTGTGCGGTTTCTCGGTGCGGGAGAAAACTTCCGATGACCGCTAAGCCGCACAATATCCAATCAGCGTTCTCCGATATCCGTGCTGACTACGACGCCACCCGTTACAGTCGGTTCGTTCGCCGTCGCACGGGCGTCGCGGCGATGGGGTCCGGCCCGGACTACCATTTCCGCAGCGAATCGAAGTATTACGAACTGATCGAACAAGCTCGAGATATGGACCGCAATGACGGTCTGGTGGGAATTCTCGCTGATCGGCGCGTTGATAACATCGTGCAAAGCGGGTTCACTCTTGACCCAAAGACCGGCGACAAGGGGCTTGACAATGCACTGTGGCAATGGTGGGAGGATTTTTCGAGTGACCCCGACCGTTGTGATATCACGGGAGAGTTCACGTGGAAAGAGATTGAACGTCAGTGCTGCCGCAGCGAATCGGTTGATGGTGACATTGTCGTCACTGGAACTGAAGATGGTTCGTTCCAGCTTTTGGAATCACACCTAATCCGCACAAAGTCAAAGGTTGAGGACACCTTTCTCGGAGTGACCACGGATAGTGTCGGCCGACGGGTGCAATATCACGTGGCTGAAGAACTCAGTGAATTCGGCCAGTTCGGTGACGTCACGCCGATTGACGTGCGCAACTCGGACGGTATTCGTCAGGTGTTCCACGTCTATGACCCGAAACGGGTGCAAGTCACTCGTGGCGTCACTCAGTTGGCTCCTGTGTTTTCTTTGTCCGGCATGCTCGAAGACATCAACTTCGCGAAGCTCGTGCAACAGCAGGTGGTGAGTTGTTTCGCAGTGTTTCGCAAGATGGCTACCGGCGGAAATCGCTTGCCATCGGCTGACGGGTACGGAGACGCAAAGACGGAAACCACACCAGCAGGAACGCGACAGCTTGAAGGTGTCGCTCCAGGCATGGAAGTTATCGGTCAGCCTGGAGAGGAACTGCAAGGCTTCAGCCCGAACGTCCCTAACTCCGAATATTTTCAGCAGGTGAAACTGATCCTGCAAATCATCGGCGTGAATTTTGGCCTGCCGCTCTGCCTCGTTTTGATGGATGGCAGCGAAACGAACTTCAGTGGATGGCGCGGGGCTGTTGACGAGGCTCGAAAGGGATTCGTTGCCGATCAAATGAACCTCGTGCGTCGACTCAATAAGGGTGCGTACAGGTGGCGGCTGTGGTGGGAACTGCAGCAGTCGAAAAACGAGTTTAAGAAGGCGTACAGCAAGCTCGGCGATGTGATTTTTCGCCACAACTGGAACCTGCCTACATGGTCGTATATTGAGCCGGTCGCGGATGCTCAGGGCGACGCAGAACAACTGAAAAACGCACTCACGTCGCCTCGACGATTGCACGCGGCACGGGGCAAAGACTGGGAAGAGATCGCAGAAGAATCAATCGAGGACAACGCCTATGCGATTCAGCGAGCACAGGCACAGGCAGAAAAGATCAACGCAGAGTTTCCAAATGGCCCACAAATCACATGGCGTGACCTGATCGCGTTGCCAATGCCTGCCGGTATGACAATGGCAATGCAGGATCCGGCAGCGATCGCAGTGCAGGAAAAGACAGCGGAACAGTCGGGTGAGGCTGAAGCTACTCAGCCTACGGGTGAATTCGCGGGGTTGTCTACGCAGCAATGGAATCGTAATCGCAAAGCAATCGCAAAGGTGCTGCAGGAGTTGTCGCGAGGAGAATCGAGCGAGCAAGCGGCACGTGTGTATTTGGGTGGTATCGGACTAACGCAACAGTCCGTGGATGTTCTGATTGCTGACGCGATGGACGGAACTGTGAACACCCCGGAAGTGGTCAATGATGTGCCAGAAACGCAAAGCAAACCATCGGCCAAACGGAAGCGAAAACCGAAGGTGACTGCATGAAAAAAACGATCAAAATCGACGGTGTGATCGGCACAGGCAAAGATGAGATTTCCGCCGCCATGGTGCGTGAACAGCTTCCGCAAAACGGCACGGATCCGATTCATGTGGTAATTCACAGTGAAGGCGGAAGTGTGTTCGAGGGGTTCGCGATTCATGATGAGTTCGCGAAGTATCAGGGACCAAAGTCTCTTTCAATCGAATCATCCGCGTTTTCCATCGCTAGTTTCATTCCGTGTGCATTTGAGGACGTGGAGATCAGCCCGAATGGGTACATGATGCTGCACAACCCATATACACAGGTGGAAGGTGATGATGAGCAGTTAGCCCGTCAATCTGAATTGCTCGGCAAACTGAAAACATCAATGGTCTCTGCCTACGCTCAGCGATCTGGAAAGAGTGAAGATGAGATTAAAGGCATTTTGAAAAACGAAACATATTTGAACGCTCAGCAAGCTGTAGAAATGGGACTCGCAAAGCGAATCACCGGACAGCCGGTGATCGGGCGAGCGTTTGCGAAAGTTAAGAACATGCCGCACGGAGTTGTTGCAGCCCTGTTCGGGGCGGGCTCAGGCGGTGACAACGACTCAAAGAAAGGCAAAACTATGCCAGAGTCAACGCCAGTTGCCGCCACTCTCCAGGAGATCAAAGCGGCGTTTCCGAAAGCGAAAGCAGAATTTGTCGTTAGGTGTCTTGAGCGATCTCTGCCTATGGCATCAGTCGCGTCTGCGGCCATCGAAGAAATGATGGCAGAGAACGAGCAATTGCGGGCCAAGTGCGTCGCAATGGAAGAGGAAATGGCCAAAGCCAAGGCGATGGAGTCCGAGACCGACACTGAAGGTGAGGACGAAGAAGAACTCGTACCCGCAGCCATGGAAGACGAGGAAAAGAAACCAGAGGCCAAAGCCCGAGCAGGCGTTCGACCAGTCGCTAAGGCTCGCACCAGCGGACCATCTGCCCGCGTTCGATGGGATCAGGCGGTGGATGCAGCAATGGCAAAGACCGGCAATAACAAAATGAAAGCGGTCGCACTCGCTAACCGCAACAATCCTGGACTTCGCGAGGCGTTTCTGGCAGAGGCAAACGCTCGCTGACTAGCTGCGTGAATCTGTTTTTAATCAATCACATTTGTGAGGAAATACGATGAGTCAGTTTAACGATTCAAATTATGGGACAGTAACGCTGTCGGCTACGGTGCCTATGTTTGGCCGCGTTACATCAGCTGGAGCACTGGCCGGTGCGACCGACCAAGATGTCGGCGTGACGATTAAAGCAGGAGTCAGCGGTGATAAGGTGGGCGTTGCGTGGATCAATAAATCTGGCACGCACAAAGCAATCGCTGCGAGTTCAGCTACTGTGGGAGCGAAGATGTACACCGCTGCATCCGGCAAGGTAAATGACGTCCAGGCTACGGGAGCATTTCTGCGGGGAATTCTGCTCGAAGCTGCCGCCGCTGACGGTGACATTGTCGAAATTCTGCCTTTGTTCGGCGATACCGCTGGATCATAACGAAGCCCGATGCGTTTCCCGGGGGAGGTGGCCACCAAACCCGGGGGACTTTTTTCTGTGTGTTTCATAATCGCGTTGCATCGGGAAGAAAGATAATGCAATGCCTAGTCCATCGAGTAGTCTGGCTACACAGCGGCCAGATTTGGCCACGTTTCTGGAATTCGATCTTGAGTCTGAAAAGGCTGGATACATCGCCACACAGGTATTCCCGGTGATCGATGTAATGAGTCAGGCTGGAAACTTCGGCAAGATCCCGATCGAGCAATTACTGCAGGCTCGTGATACGAAGCGAGCGCCCGGCAGCGGATATGCGAGAGGGAACTTCACGTTTGCACCAGCGACTTACGCCACTGAAGAGCACGGTGCTGAAGAACCCGTAGACGATCGGGAGGCGAAGATGTACCGCGACTATTTTGACGCGGAGCAGATCAGCACGATGCGAGCGTTTTCAGCTGTGCTGCGAAACGCAGAACAGCGTGTTGCTGATGCTGTGTTCAACACGTCTACATGGACGGGATCCAGTTTAACAACCGCCATCACGCATGAGTGGGATGACGCTACAAATTGCGTGCCACTCACTGATGTCGAGGCGGCTGTGCAGAAGATTTACGACAACTCGGGCCTGTGGGCAAACGCTCTTGTGATCAATCGCAAGGTGTTTCGTAATCTGCGAAACAGCGCACAGGTGATTGATCGTATTGAAAGTGCGGGAGCTGGATCCGCAACGAAGGCGTCGGATGTGACTGTGCAGATGCTGGCACAGGTATTTGACTTGGATTACATCATCGTTGCTGGAACCAGCAAAAACAGCGCGAAAGAAGGTCAGGCCGCATCTATCGGCCAGATTTGGTCCGGTGAATACGCAATGGTGTGCAAAATTGCAACTGGTGCCGATATGCGAGAGCCTTGTATTGGCCGCACGTTCCATTGGTCAGAGGATGGATCGTCTATCGGTGGCACAGTAGAGAGCTATCGTGATGAGGTGGTGCGCGGCAACGTCATCCGAGTACGTCACGACGTGGACGAAATCGTTCTCTACCCAGAGGCCGGGCACCTGCTCAGCAATATCACAACCTGAGGTTGATTCGTGCCGACTACATTCGACTCACACTTTGCTGCTGCAGGGTTCCCGATGCTGCTTTCGCAGTTCGGGGAGTCGGTTGTGTATTTTCCAAATGGCGGCGGGAGACGTCCGATTCTCGCCATTATCGAAC